ACAACTTTTCATCGGGCCGGCTGGACATGACGAGTTACTTTCGCTCCATCGCCATTGAGCAGGCGAGTCTCCGTCGCAATGTTCTGGACCGCATTTTCTACACGTGGCTGCGTGAGTATCTACTGGCCAATGCCTTGCCACTGACACTGGAAGACGAGATCGAGACGGCGTGGTTTTGGGATGGCATGCCGGCGATCGACCCGCTCAAGGAAGCGAATGCCGTTGAGATTCGACTGCGCACGGGTGTGACCACGCTAGCGCAGGAGTATGCAGCGCAGGGCCTGGACTGGGAAGAGGCATTGCGTCAGCGTGCTCGTGAAGTCGAGCTGATGCGTGAATTGGGCCTGTCGCTGACAACGGAAGATCAATCGAAACAGACTTCCGTTCCTGAAGACGAAAGGGAGGGTGTAGAAGATGAAGAGATGCCGACTAACGTCTGAAGATTTGCGCATTCGCTTTGCCTTGCCCGAAGAAGAAGACGAAGAAGAAAAGGAGACTGTCGATGCCCAAGACGACGAAGAAGACGAAGAAGACGATGACGAAGACGAAACCGACAACGAAGACGAAAGCAGTGACGAAGAAGACGATGACGAAGAAAAAGATGCCTGGGCCCAGGCCCAGGGCCAAGAGAAGCCAAAGCAAGCTGCAGGCAGTATGCCGAGATTCCGTGTGCTTGCCTACACCGGAGGCAAAATTCGAGTCTCGGGTTGGCAGTACCCTGTAGTTGTGGACCTGGCTGGCCTGGAGATTCCGAGCCAGCGAATTCCAGTCCGGTTCAACCACGACCCCAACAGTGGCATTGGGCATACCACGAAGATCGCAGTTGTGGAGTCGGCGCTGGTTGCTGAAGGTGTGATTTCGCGCTCGACTGCTGCTGCGATGGAGGTGATCGAGTCGGCGAAAAAAGGATTCCCATGGCAGGCTTCAGTTGGCCTGTCGGTTGAGGATTACGAAGAGATCGACGAAGACGAAGAGGTCGAAGTCAATGGATCGAAGTTTACGGGGCCGCTCATCGTAATTTCGCGGTCGATCCTAGACGAGATCAGTTTTGTGGACTTGGGTGCGGATCGAAACACCACAGTTTCCGTGGCTGCGAAAAGGAGTATCACGATGACAACGAACGAACAATCGACCAGCAAAAACGACACGTCCGCAAAGGCGATTATCGCCCGAGCGAAAGCAGAACGGCGACGCTTAGCTGCCATTCGCGCTTTGATCGAAGAGGCAGCATCCAGTCGTAACGTGGACATCGAGTTACTCGAACGCATCGCTGCACAGGCTGAAGACGAAGGTTGGGATGTGCAGCGAACCGAGCTGGAGATTTTGCGAGCGACACGACCACGTGTCAAAGAGGTTGGCCAGCGTCAGAAGACTTACACACCAGCTGTGATTGAGGCGGCGTTGTGCCTGTCCTGTGGCATTCCTGATGAACGGCTTGCTAAGGATCGCGACTACGGTGAAAAGGTGGTTGAGCAGGCCTGGCCACTCAGACGCCGTGGCTTACTAGGCATGCTCTCCCTGGCCCTGGAAGCTGCGGGCGTGCGTGTGCCTTACAACCCCAACGAGCTGTACGATACCATCGTGCAGATGCAGCGCTCACCCAACCTGCAGGCGGCTGGCTTTTCCACGGTCAACTTGCCTGGTATCCTGGGCAACGTCGCCAACAAAATACTGCTCGATGCGTTTACGCAGCAGCCGGTCACCTATGACCAGATCGCTGCGATCGAGGACTTTTCCAACTTTCACGTTCACAACATCTATCGCTTGGACGCTACGGGATCGTTTGTGCGTGTGCCACATGATGGCGAGTTGCCGCACGGGCAACTGGTTGAGTCGGCTTACACGAACAAACTGGACACCTATGGCATGATGTTGACGATCACACGCCAACAGATCGTCAACGATGACCTGGGTGCGTTCAAGTCTTTGATCGCCCAGTTGGGCCGGCGTGCTCGTATTGCTCTGGAACGTGCGCTTTACAATGTCGTGATGGAAGCGACTGATAACTTCTATAGCGCAGCGAATGGCAACCGGTTGACATCGGCACCGCTGGGCATTGACTCGATCGGTCGCGCCCGCGCAGCACTTTCCAAGATGCTGGATGCGAATGGTGATCCGCTGGCCATCGAGGGTCAGTACATCCTAGTACCGCCTGAATTGGAGCCGCTGGCACTGCAAATTTACACATCGATGACACTGAACGAAACGACTGAGGTGAACAGGCCCAGACCGGTCAACAACCCATACGTGAATCGCTACAAGCCGGTTTCGTCTCCATTCCTGTCCAGTGGCTCAGGTGCTGGCCAGTCGCCCACGACTTGGTATATGATCGCTAATCCGGCGTTGGTGCCGGCATTCCAAGTCGCATTCCTGGAGGGTCGGCGCGCACCGACCATTGAGACTGCAGATACAGAATTTCGCACATTGGGACTGTCGATGCGGGCGTATTGGGACTTTGGTGTCGCGCGCATTGATCCGCGTGGCGCTATCAAGGCGACAGCGTAATGCTAGGGAGGTGACAACATGAGAGCGATTTACGTTGGTGTCGGTGATTCGATTCCTTACATTCCCAGCAGCGATGTACCGGCTGGTGAGGTCGTATCGTTTGCTGGTGATCGTGTGTATGGGATCACGCGCAGTCCCATTTTGGCTGGCGAGTTGGGATCGCTGGCAACGGTAGGTGTTTTCGACCTGGCCAAAGGAAGTGATAGCTTCGTAGTCGGTGACGAAGTTTATTGGGACAAGACTACCAAAACTGCAGTCAAGACTGCTGGAGCCAATCGTTTTCGCATTGGCTTGTGCTATCGTGATGCGGCTGCAGGTGATGCGCGTGTGCGAGTGAAGATCGGCTGATATGCCCAAGTATCATGAAGCGCTATCATGGTTCCACACAACCCTGCGCGACAAAGTTACGCGCAGGGTTGTGTGGGTACGCAATGGCAACGCCTGGGAAGTTAGGGCGGTGCCTGTCGATGGGAATTGGCGCAATTCCTATGCGACTGGTGTTGTACTCTACGCACAATCGACCAATCGCCAGTGGCTGGTGTGGGCAGCAGACTTGCCTGTAATACCGCAGCGAGGCGACCGCATCATTGAAAATGTGCGCGGCGTCAATGTGATTCACGAGGTGCTCTCAGGTGATGGTGAGCCGGACTGGTCGTGGGCGGACTATGAACACAAATTTTTGGTAGTTCGCACTCGCATGATCGGAAGCTAGGCAAACACGATGGGCGTAATCACGGACTTGGCTCGACATGTGGTAAACGAACTGGCTGGCGCCAGTCTGCCACTGAGCGCTGAGGTGAGTCTGGACTATCACCCAGTTATCGATGTGACTGACAATCGACTGCTTGTCTCAGTGGTGCCGCGCGAGGTGCGAGATCAAAGTGAGTCGAGGGATCGTAAGTCGCTCTACATCATGCTGGAGATTGTGATCAGGAAAAAGTTGAATGACGATGTGCAGGTCGGGATCATGATCGACTATGTCGAGTCGTTGATACGCGAGTTGGAGGGGATGGAATTACCCAGCGGCTATTTTGGCTTGAGTGTCGCTGCATCACCGCTTTACTTGCAGGAGTATCTGGACACACATCGACTCTTTGTAAGCGCGGTTAGTTGCGAGTATGTTTACTTGGTGTAGTGGCTATGCTGTCGGCGTCGTTTTCGTTAGCTAAGGATAGTTTTTTTGATCGCTCCAAGGTGATGCGCGCGGTGGAGCGTGGGCGTCGCAAAGCATTGTCACGCTATGGCGCGTATGTGCGAAAGATCGCCCAGAACAGCATGAAGAGGCGAAAAGGAGTTTCACCGCCAGGCATGCCACCGTATGCTCACGTCGGTCTGCTCAAGCAGCATATTTACTTCATGTACGACGCAGCCAAGCAAAGCGTTGTGATCGGGCCAATCCTGATCAAGGCGGGATCAATAGTGCCGTCGCTACTCGAATACAGTGGGACTATTGGGAAAAAGGTTTATGAAGCTCGGCCCTACATGCGACCTGCACATCGCCAGGGCCTGGCCAGACTGGGCGACTTCCTAAAAGACTTTATGACAGGGGGGTGACATCATGCCTACACGCCGCGGAATGGACGCAAAACTGTTTGTCGAAATGACCGAAAACACGTTCCAGGAAGTCACGACGGTCCGCGATGTCAATCTAGCGATTGAAGACGCAGAAGCGGATGCGACAGCACGTGGTAATCTAGGCTGGCGCGTGATGCTGCAGACACTCCGATCGCTTACAGTCGAGGTGGAGACAATTTGGGATGTGGAATCGGCGCAGTTGATGAAGCTGGTCAAGGCGCATAGGGACCGCACTCCGGTTCGTGTGCGTGTGC